AGAGCTTCAACGTCCGCTGTTGACCTGTGGGCTCCTTTGTGTGGCTTGCCTGTGATCTCTTCATACAGATCTACCAACTTGCGCTTCTTGCCCCAAACACCTTCCCCAACCTCAACAGTGCAGATCTGTTTATAAGGCCATGGGAATGAAGTCAGCTTGTCAAGCCTCTCAAGCTCAAACTTTAGTATCTTCCGGTCGAAAGGCAGGTTGTGTGCAACCAGCGTTGCCTCTCCGAGAAAGAACTCACAGACCTGTTGGAAGTGAGCAACAAATGGCTTCTCGTCTTTGAGCTCATCGTCTGTTATGCCTGTGATCTTAGTAATGATTGGATCCAAAGGATGGCCAGGATTGCAGAAGAACTCCATCCTATCCATTTCCTTTAAATCATCATCTAGTTTGATTGCGCCAAACTCTATGATGCGAGGCTGGATGTCTAGGTCAGAGCCCTCTGCCTTGGGCAAGCCTGTGGTCTCAAGGTCAAACACTATCATCTTGATTTTTCCTGACGATGAATTTGAGATCAACACCGAGAACCTCTTTGGTGTCAAATATGACATAGTTGTAAGTTCTCTTCCCAGCGATGATTGGGTTTGTGTGTGACTCTGTCATTACCTCTTGAGCAACCTCGATGCCACGATCATAAAAGAACTTGCGCCACTTCCAAAGTTCGTCTGCAGTGCAGTGCATGCCAAGGTGACTGACAGAATTCAATCCTCTTGCTTGCTCTTGCATCCAGTTTGTTCCCTTGGTGTAGTTCAGCACTTCAAACTCGCCATGGGTTATGTCGTAGTTGAAAGAGAGATCTGCCTCGTTGCGGGATGGCACCCCGAACACTTCACCCTCTGCGACAACATGGTCCTCTGACCAGTTAGCAGCTCCCATGTCCTCAAGCAGATCTTTTGCTTTGCTTGGATCTTTTGGACAAACTGCAATTTGCTCTATCATAAATTTCATTTGATGCTCCATAATGTTTGCTCCGCATCGTTCACAATGATACTCTTCTGACAAATAGAGATCACTGGGATCAATGATATTTTCGTATTCACAGCTTGGGCAGCTAAAGCAATACGGATCTAGATCATAAGAGTGAAGGCCCATATCATTTCCTTTTCTTTTTACGTATTAGCCACTTCTTTTTACGGATTCGCCAAGGCTTCTTTTTGTTGCGACTTTTGTTCTTGTTGCCTTTTTTATTTTTTTTGAACCTAGACTTGCTTGGTTTAGTTTTGCCGTATTGGTCTTTCTTTCCTCCAAAAGGCACTCCCATAACTCATCTCCCCTCAAGCTCCATATGGGATTACGCAGCCACTGAGATATTTGTGGTGCTCTTTATCTTGTAGCAGGAATGTTATGAACTCAGCAAGAAGTTCTGGCGGCGTTTCTTCACCAGTCAGCAAGCCATTGAGCTGATACTCCTGGGCATACTCTTTGGTCCACCCTCTGGTCTTGACGACCTGCTCGTCTATGTCGTCACTCATCCCTGTGCCAGAGAGCTTGTTTGGCGCGATGCCAAAGACTGTTATGCCATGCTTCTTAGTCAGCTCTCTTGCCAACTGCAAAGTCATAATGTGTGCCGCACCTTTGGAGGCATTGTATGCCAGAGAGCAAGTCATGGGCATGTGAGAGGCGTTGCTGACAATGTTGAGTATTGTCCCTTTGCTCTTCACCAACATAGGCAAGCACGCTTTGGACATCATGTATATGCCCTTGGCATTTGTGTCCATGACATCGTCCCAGTCCTGCTCAGAAAAATTCTCCAGCCAATCAATCTTGTTGATAGCAGCACAGTTTATGAGAATGTCTAGTTCTTCCAAATCACCCAAATCAGGAGTGCGGACATCTGACCCAAGGTTGCGATCATAGTCGATGACTTGATGATCCCACAACAATTTGTCCTTCAGAAGTTTTCCCAGCCCACTGCCAGACCCTGTTATTAAAACTTTACTCATTCTTATCCTCCATAAGTGATTCGATCATTGCAGCATAAACAGCTGCGTCATGGATGCTGTCCTTGTGCATCATTTCAGTGTTGGCAAATCTTGTTATCTTAACGATCATAAGTTCAAAAAGATGCCATGTGTTGAATTGCTCTTTAGTCAGCAGACTAACACCATTAGGAAAAAGGGCAGTCATTACAGCCCCGACAGATTTGTAGTTGTCTCCGTAAACTTTATTGCGCTCACGGAATGTCCCTGCCATCTCCTCAAGTATCTTCGCTGCATCCTTCTTCTGTGCAGAAGTCAGTTCTACCTTCCTGATAGCCATCTAATTTCCCTTCAGAATATGCCTCTTTGATTTTGTCTTCAAGCTCTTCTTGAGAGATCTCTGTTCGCTTGAATGTTTCTTCTAGGCGAAACCTTGTTGTTGCATTGATGTCGAACAGTCTGGCGACCTTCTCTCCATCAAAGATAACATCATTACCGACCAATGTAACATACATTAGAAATCTCCCGGAGCTACTTGCAGGCAAGTCAATCCCTCACCACGCCACATGTCAACGCAGACAGTTCTGTCTTCAAGGACAAACCACACATCAGAGAAGTTTAAGTTCTCATTGAACAGATCTCTCTTTACATCAGCATCTGGCCTGTTGTCCTTGCAGCCTCTCATCAGAAGCTTATCACAAGGCACATCATAAAGCCTCAGCCACTCAATAGTGTCTTCTCTGCAACTCTCGTCTCGGGCTGTGATGACAACAATGTCTGTCTCGCTGTCCTTCAAACCTCTGACCATGTTGCAGACATTTTCTATTGGCTTGTCTTCTTTGCCAGCTTTGTTGAAGGCTTTGTAATCACCCTTCTTATAAAGTCTCAGCCGACGAGTTGGATCTGACAGGGTGCCATCAAGATCAGATATAACTATGCGATTGCCCATGATGGTGCCTCCGTGTAATCCCACTTGGCCATATACATTTTCTCGCCAAGGTAATAGTTGCGGTATGCCTGAACTGTGTCGTCACATTTGTACTGATCTGGCATGCATTGGGGCGGTGGAGAGAAGCTCTCGTCCTCAGAGATGTTCCCTGGATGGACCCAGAGAGGATCAACAAGCCTCTCTGTGGCATGGACCTTACCATAACGGTTGGTGTACTCTGTCAGAAGAGCTGCCATGTGGTTCCACAGCCACTCATAATTATAACGGCTGGCTCTTGTCCAAACTGTGCTGGGGTGATCGACGAAACCTTTTTTATAAAGGCGAGCCTCATTGGCATATTGATCGCCATCAAGAATCCGGTGAGCGGTGCACAACATCTGAGCAGACTCAAGGATCATCTTGACAACGTGCTTGTCACACATCATGCCTGCAGCAACAGAAGGATCTTCATCCACGTAAAATATGTTCATTTAATTTCCTTTCTCAATCTTCTTATTTTACTCTTTCCTGCCTTTTTAGGCAAGCTCTTGATGAGCTCATCTATGGCAGCGGTTGTTGCTTCTCTTGCTTCTTTCAGAGTTGGTTTGTTCATTTCGGATTCAGAGCTTTTGCCATTGAGGGTGCTGCCCACTCAGTCGGAGTAAGGAATGGCTCTGCCCATGGGTGGACCTCAACAACACAGTTCACCATTGCCTTAAATGTCTCTTGATATTCACCTTGGGCTCTTGGGCTCAACCTAGACTTAGCCATCTCATGCAATGTTCTAAGATTGAACTTGGCAACGATGTTGGTGTGAATGTTTGTTGGCAGCAGACCACGAGCATCTTCTGCAGGCACACCAAGCTCTCTGAGCTTCTGGTAGCCTTCATTGATCTTTGCCATTGTCTGGTCATAGATCAACTCTGCAGTCTCGTCAGCTTCTATACGTGGAGGTGTGTAGTATGTGAAACCTTCCATGTCGACAGTGCGCTGGGACTGCTGGGCATAGCTGCCTTGGCGAGTGCGAACAAACTGGTGAGTGAATGCACGAGTGACATCTCTCAGCTCGAATGTGTAATCAACAAACTCCCAAGATGACTTGATTGTCTGAAGCATGTAGTCGAGCTCTTCTTGCTTCTTCTGCTGTGACCAATCCTTGATCATCTCATATGCGTTATCCACATTCATGAGTCGAGTGTTCTTGGTAAAGAGCAAAAGGTCTTTTGCATCTTTGGTGTAGCTCACTAGTTTAACTTTCATCACCTTCTCCTTTCTGAGAATGGATCCACCGAGAGTAGTCGGTGTCGTTGCGTATGAAATGCTCGATGTGTTGTATGTCTTCAACAACGTCATCCAACAAAAGTTGCCGCCAAGTTGCAAATCTGCCGACAGAATAGATATTGTATTTGGTTGTCATCTGATAGATAAATTCTTTTCTGAGCTTTTCATCTATTGGCATGATCTTGCCATACTCCTGCTCAGAGGTTTCTATGTCTGTCAGCATAGTTGTCTTGATCCCAAAGTCATCACGCAGTGCACCCATGATATGAGCTCCTGCATAGCTATCAGGTTTTCTGATTGCTTCAGATATGACGACATTGCCTATCACAGATATCCTGTAATATGGAGAGAGTTCATCAGGATAATAAATTGTTTGATAAACATCACAATGAGGGTGCTCTATGATAGCTCGCTCTGTCCATATTTTCTTCTTGGGAAAATCTGGCACCTCATCCCAACCAACTATCTTCATAAGAGTTGGCATCGGTATAGTTGATATGATAGGAGGTGAATGTGTGTGCCTGTCAATCCACTTGGACTTAGCACGCTCTCTTGCTGTGATTACTTCCATCGTCAGATACTGATTATATTCAACGCGACAATTTTCAGCCATCATCGAGATCAACCTCGTCGGAGCAATGTAACGGTTGACTGGCTCCAGGTTGTTTATTGATCTGGTCAGTATAGAGCCTGTGACTTTCTGAGAGTAGAGATTGCTCAGAAAAAGATTTGGCTCTGTAAATATTTGATTGTTGTACTTGATGGCCTTGTTGACTTTGACCTTTTTGAATTTGATTGCACAAGCTGTCCCGACCTTGTCAGTCCGGAACCTCAGCAATGCGCTATGGTTGTTCGGCAAAGAGCTCTGGCCTTCTTTGACAACTGGGAGACGACCTCTCAGCATGTTGCCAGCTAGAAGACCAGCCAACCCAGCTCCGTATATTATCATTTTTCTCTAACCTTAATCATACTGGATGGTGCACAGGTTATATCGATGATGATCGGGGTGACATAATTGTTCACTTTAATCCTAGAATAAATCATCACAGGCCTCAAGTTGGCTGACCTGCATTCCTCGATCGCAGCGATAACTTCTCGGCGACCCATCATCTCAACCTCTCTGTTGTGAAGGTTGAGTTCCATGCTGGGAGGCTCAGAGCTGGA